CTCGACAAGTTAGAAATTTCTCCGAAAATGAATTTTTCAGAAAGGCGGTGAAGCAGAATGGCAAGACCTAGAAAGCCGATTGCCGTACTTGAAGCGGAAGGCAAGTCACACATGACCAAAAAGGAAATAGAAGAACGCCGGGAACAGGAATTGAAAGTGCCGTTCACCAATGTCAAGCCGCCTAGCTATCTGAACAACAAACAGAAGCGAAAGTTCAAAGACATTGCAAACAAACTGCTTGCGTTGGGCATCATGACGGAACTTGATGTTGACTGTTTGGCAATGTACATCATTTCACATGATATTTACCTTTCATATACCGAAACCATTGTGAAGCTGCTTGATGAAGGTGACCTTGATTTGGTCAAGGATGTTCAGACCATGCAAGACAAGGCGTTCAGGCAAGCACACACGGCGGCACGAAGTTTGGGACTGACAATCACAGACCGTTGCAAGATTGTGATTCCCCTGCCGCCTGACAACGATGATGATGAATTGTAGTGATGCGGCATGACACAGATTCCGAAAGAAATACAAGATTACATTGACCTTGTAGAGAACGGAAAGGTCAGGACTTGCGAGGAACAGAAACAGCTTGTTGCAATGGTAAAAAAGGTTTTCCAAACGGAAACCCTGCGGATTGATGCAATCCAAATCGAAAAGTATCTATCATATCAAAAATACTTTCCCTTTTCCTTGTTCTGTTGGGAAGTTTTTTGCTTCATTCTTCATGCTTGCGTGTTCAGATCAGACGGAACACCACGATTTCCAGAACTATTCGTTTTGATGGGGCGTGGTGGTGGCAAAAACGGATTCATTTCATTTTTGATTTTCTGCCTGATTACTGAAACGAACGGCGTTGCATACTATGACATTGATATTTGTGCAAACAGCGAAGAACAGGCAAAAACATCTTTTGATGAAATCTATAACATTCTGGAAAACCCGAAATGGCGAAAGAAGTTTGAAAAGAACTTCCGCTGGACAAAGACGGAAATTCAGAACAAAAAGACCCGTTCCAAAATCAAGTACAGAACGAACAATCCCCGTGGCAAGGATGGTTTGCGTTCTGGCATGGTGGTTTTTGATGAACCCCACGCTTATGAAAATTGGGAAAACATCAATGTTTTTACTACGGGCTTGGGTAAGAAACCACATCCACGGCGCACATACGTTTCAACGAATGGTGATGTTCGTGAAGGCCCACTTGACCAATTGATTGATAAGAGCCACAAAATTCTAAACGGTGAGATTCCTGACAACGGATTCTTGCCGTTTATTTGTAAGCTGGACAACGAAGATGAAGTGCATGACCCGGACAATTGGGAAAAGGCGAATCCGTCATTGCCCTATTTGCCCACGCTGAAAGAGCAAATGCGGCGTGAATACGCTGATTATTTGCTTGACCCCGTTATTAACAATGCATTCATGACGAAGCGCATGAACATTCCGCAGGGCCGCAAAGATACCGAAGTTGCAAGTTGGGAAAACATTCTGAAAACGAATGGCGAACTTCCTGACCTATCCGGGAAAACTTGCATTTGCGGAATTGACTTCAGCAAAACAACTGACTTCGTTTCCGCTTTTCTTCTGTTCAAGCAAGATGAAATGTATTACGGCATCCATCACAGTTGGTTTTGCACAGCATCCAATGACAAGCACCGAATCAAGTTGCCGTTGAACGAAATGGCAGAACGGAAATTGCTGACAATCGTGAATGATGTTGAAATCAATCCCACGATGATTGCTGAATGGATTCGGGAACAGCGCATGATATACAACATCGAAAAGATAGCAATTGATAGTTACAGATATTCATTGCTGTCCAGGGCGTTGCGTGATGTTGGTTTTGATGCAAATGAAAAGATGGTCAAGCTAGTTCGCCCGTCTGACATTATGTTCATACAGCCAAAAATCAATTCGCTGTTCGTCAGCAACAAAATCATTTGGGGCGATGATCCAATGATGCGTTGGTACACCAACAATGCAAAGTTAGAGCCAGCCCCGAACAACAACTTCAAGTATGGCAAAATCGAACCGAAGAGCAGAAAAACGGATGGTTTCATGGCGTTTGTTGCGGCTATGACACTGGAAGATGAACTGCCCGACACTTCTGATTTTGCTTTCTTTGAACCTATCATCTTTTAAGAAAGGGGGAAAAGACAATGGCAATCAAGTTCAATCTGTTCGACTTTCTGGAAAAGAAAGTTGATACCGCTGAAATCAGCCCCGTCACACAGAAGCTGCTTGAACAGATGGCCTTCAAGGAATTGGCGTTGCATATCGGCATTTCGTACATTGCCAACACTTTGAGCAAATGCGAATTCAAAGTATATGAAAACGGCAAGGAATCGAAAAACAAGCTGTATTATATGCTGAATGTTTCGCCCAACCCGAACCAGAATTCAAGCCAGTTCATCAACAAATTCATTGAACGATACTTCTATGATGGTCACGCTTTGATTGTTCCGCATAGGAATCACATCTATTGCGCTGATGATTTCGATGTTGATGATGACAACCCGTTGACCGAAAACACATTCTACAATGTTGCGTTTAATTGTCAGACTGTAAAAAAGAAGCACCGGGCAAGCGATGTTTTTTACATCCAGCTTGACAATAAAAACGTGAAGAGCCTGATTGATTCGCTTTATCTGCAATATGGTGAAGTGATTTCCCAAGCACTTGCAACATACAAGCGAACGAACGCCGCAAAGTACAAGTTGCTTTTGGAACAGTATCAAGCTGGTGATACCAAATTCAAGCAACATTATGAAGCAGTCATCAAAGAACAATTGAAATCGTTCCTTGAAAGCGATAGCGGCGTATATCCGCAGTTCAAGGGGCAAGAACTTCAGGAGTTTTCCACCAAGAATCCAAGCAATACTTCTGACATTATCGCAATGCGGAAGGAAATCTTCGATGTTGTGGCGCAAGCCCTGAAGATTCCGCTTTCGATGATGTATGGAAACATCACCAACATGAATGAAATCGTCAAGGTTTATTTGTCGATTTGCATTGATCCGCTTGCCGATATGATTAGCGAAGAGTTCACAAGAAAATACTTCACTTTCGATGAATGGCAAGCTGGCAACTATGTGAAAGTTGACACTTCCTGCATCAATCACATTGACATTCTGGAAGTTGCCGACAAGGTTGACAAGGCGATTTCTTCTGGCGTGACCAACATTGACGAAATGCGTGAACGGTTGGGTATGCCAGAACTTAACACCGAATTCAGTCAAGCACATTGGATGACAAAGAACTATGCGCTTGCTGAAGATATGATGACTAATGCAGAAGGGAGTGAGAACGCATGAACAGAAAATACTTTTCTTTGGAAAAGAACAAGCAGACCGCAACACTGAACATCTACGGTGACATCACTTCGTTTCCGTGGCTGGATAGCGATGTAAGCGCATCGAATCTTTCCAGACAGCTTGAAGCGATGGGCGATGTAACGCAGATTGATGTGTATATCAATTCCTATGGCGGCGAAGTTGCCGAAGGTCTGGCAATTTACAACGCCCTGAAGCGGCATAAGGCGAAAGTTAGAACTATTTGTGATGGCTTTGCCTGTTCCATTGCATCCGTCATCTTCATGGCTGGTGATGAACGGATTATGAATGAAGCAAGTTTGCTGATGATTCATAATGCATGGACTTACGCCGGGGGCAATGCCGCCGAGCTGCGGAAGCAAGCTGATGATTTGGAGAAAATCACACAGGCCAGCGTTGAAGCGTACAAGGCACATTCTTCTTTGGATGAAGCCGAAATCAAAGCGTTGATGGATGCGGAAACCTGGATTCTTCCGAGCGAAGCAATTGACTACGGTTTTGCAACCGCCGTTGAAAAGACTGAAAAGGCGGCGGCAAGCCAGAACGCAAAAGCAAAACTGTTCGGCATCGTCAGGGCGTACCAGGAAAACCAAGATGATGATGAAGAGCCTGACGATACCCCTGATGATGACGAACGTGAAGAGCCAGCGCAAGACCCCGACACGGGCGATTCTGATGAAGATGACCCCGATGAAGCCGCAGACAATGAAACGGACGATGACCCCGAAGATGATTCCAACCCTGATGATTCTGACGGTGATTCCGATGATGAATCCGATGCGGACAACAATAAAGAAACCGCTCAGAAATGGGGCGGCTTTTTTAATTCCATCTTGAAAATGTAAAAGAAAAGGAGAAAACGAAAATGATTAAGTTTGCAAACGAAAAGGAATGCATCAATCAGCTTGTTGCCGCTATGAAGAGCGGTGACGAAAAGGCACAGCAGAAGGCATGGGAAGCCCTGCATAATTCCATTGCAGAGCAGATCAAGGCTGACTTCACTGACATTCAGGAATCCCACGATGCCGCCGTTCTGGCACAGCGTGGCTATCGTCAGCTTACTTCCAAGGAAACCAAGTGGTATCAGAAGGTCATTGCCGCTCTGAAGTCCAATGACCCCAAACAGGCATTCACTGCCATCATCGGTTCTGACAACGAAGATGACCTGATGCCCACCACCATCATTGAAGATGTCTACAAGAATCTTCAGGAAGAACATCCCCTGCTGAAGGCTATCAACTTCCAGTATGTGGGCTACATTACCAAGTGGATTCTGAATGACCACAGCGCACAGAACGCCGTGTGGGGTCAGATTACCGAAGCCATTGTCAAGGAAATCACTTCTTCTTTCAAGGTTGTCGATGTGGCACAGAACAAGCTGTCCGCATATGCAATCGTTGAAATCGGTATGCTTGACCTTGGCCCGGCCTTCCTGGATGGTTACATCCGTACCGTTCTGGCAGAAGCCATCATGGCTGGCCTGGAAGTTGCCATTGTTTCTGGCACTGGTGTGAATGAGCCTGTCGGCCTGATTAAGGACATCCACGAAGGTGTGTCTTTCTCTTCCACCACTGGTTATCCCGACAAGGCCAAAGTTGCTGTTACTGCCTTTACCCCTGAAGAGTACGGCGCAGTTCTGGCACAGCTTGCCGTGACCGAGAACGGCCACAAGCGCAAGTTCACCGAAGTCGGCCTGATTGTCAACCAGACCGATTATCTGACCAAGGTTATGCCTGCTACCACCGTTCTGAACGCCAATGGCACTTATGTGAACAATCTGTTCCCCTTCCCCACTACTGTGTATGTTTCCAATGCACTGGAAGATGGTGATGCAGTGCTGTTCCTGAAGGGCGAATACTTCATGGGCATGGGCGGTTCTAAGAACGGCGTTATCGAGTATTCCGATGAATACAAGTTCCTTGAAGATCAGAGAGTGTTCAAGATTAAGCAGTACGGTGCTGGTCGAGCATTCGACAACACTTCCGCTCTGTATCTGGACATCAGCGGCCTTTCCCCTGCTTACATTACTGTTCGCAACTATGAGGAAACCGTAACCGCCTAAAGGAACAGGAAGGGTGGTTGTGAATCATGATGGACAATCCTACTTTGTTAGGGCAAGTCAGGCGCAAGTTGAATATCACTTGGGATGATGATGAAACAACCGCACGAATTGAAGAAATCATTGGTTCGGCGATTCCCGACTTGAAGCACAAGTTGGGAATCGTTGACCCTGATTTTGATTTTAGTGTTGCAGGAGCGGAAAACACTTTGTTTCTTGCGTACTGCCTTTATGAATGGAATCATGCGCTTTCTGAATTCGATTTGAACTATGAACGCATGATTGCACAAGTCAGGGCGCAACATGAAGTGGCGAACTATCTTGCGAATAGTGAGGAAAGCGAAAATGCAGAAACCTAAATTCAGCAAATACAATGACGGTGTAGTTCATATTTACCGGGAAAAAGAGCGGCGCACAGATTTCAACGCAAAGCAGAATGTTTCCACTTTGGACAATATGGACTTCATTGTTAAATTGGCATTTGAAGAAGCCGCAAAGCGTGAACAGGATTTGGAGTTTGCAGAACAGAACGGCTTTTCCCTGACCGCTAAAATCAAAACAAGGCTTGTCAATGGCGTTGATAACAAGTGCAAAGCCATCATTGGTGGCTATTTGTATGATGTATCTTACATTGACAAGAGCCGAACAGAAATGTGGTTGTATCTTGAAGGGGTGAAGCAGCTTGATTCTGAATGACATCAAAGACAAGTTACAGGAAGTTGACCCGAATGTTTTTTATGGGATGGTTGACAATTCTGTTCGTGAAACTGTGTGGGATTACACAGTATTTGAGCGAAAGAAAATTTCTATCAATGCCAACAAAACAAGTCGCAGTTATTACTTCACTGTTCATATCATTCGGGAAAATTTCATTCCTGAAGGATTGGAACAAACCGTGATTGCCAAGTTGCTTGAAATCCCCGGAATGCGCCTTGCTGACAATGACCCTGTTTTTGAATATGTACCGAAGCCGAACACAAATGTTGTGATTGAAATGCTTTCCATTGATTTTGTGAAGCCCGTGAAGGTGTGATATTATGGCACGTTTTGACATGGATGCAAAGGAATTCGATAGACTGCAACAGGCTATCAAGAATTTCCCCGGCAGTGCTGAAGAAATAATCAATGATGTTTTCCACAACGAAGGCGGCGAACTTATTCAAGAAGCGATTCGGCGGCTGATGCCTGTTTCGGGCAAGAACTGGAAGGGCAAGAAACCAGGCGCAAAGAATGGCAAATCATTAAAACAAGAAAACGGGAATTTGGCTGTTACGGTGCGGACAACATCCGCTTATCACTACTTGTATTTTCCTGATGATGGTACGAATACAAGAAACCACGTTGGCAATCAACAGTTCTTTCGGCGTGGTGGTGAATCTAGCCAATCTGAAATCGTTGACCGCTGTATCAGCAGACTTGTCACCGATTTTGAAAAAGCAATATAAATCAACAAAGGAGAGTTGAAAACAATGACTAATGGCGTTTTTTCTGAATACGAACTTCGGGAAATGGGCATCAAGACCGATGGTTCTGAAGCCTATGTTGCCGCCAACTGTGTCGGTTCTTGCGAAGAGGAACTTGATACCAAGGTTGTAACCAAGTCTTGCCGTGGTG